GAATTAATCTTTTGTATCTGAGATGACGCTAACTCAGTATCTTCTTCATCTTCTATAAAATCTCCAACAACTGAAAACCACTTTGAAAAATTTAAAAAGTCAGCATCAGTACCATATCCAGCACTATCAGCATCCATAGTTGCTGTTATCTCTTCAGTTGCTCCCCCAACTACAGGAGCTGTATAATTAGGAGCTGATGGTAAAGCATCTATTGTAATCGCTGCTATTGTTGGAGTAGAGAAACTAGGATCAGCTGGAGCTGCAGGCTGTACAGAAGCAAGACTAAATACTCCAGGATCAGTTTCACTTAATCCACTTGTATAAGCACTAAATGCAGTTTGAGCCGTTTTAACAGGCTTCGTATAAGTTGGTACATCCCCACTAATATCTGCCTTCGATACAGTAGACACAGTTATTGGACTTACTGCCTGTGCGCTTGCATCAGCATTTGTAGCTACACTATAAGAAATAGTAGATACCGAGGGGGCAACAGGAGCCGTCGCAGATACAGATAAAGAAGTAACACTTGGTTTAGCTTCTAAAGTAACAGACGGTTTTGTATAACTAGGAGCACTCTCTGTCATAGAAGCCATATCAGATATATCTATCAATGGCTTAATAATATCAGTCACACTTGCATCTGTATATGTAAAACTTGGAATAGATGGAGCTACAGGAGCTGAAGATGATATTGTTAAATCATCGCCAAAATTAGGTGAAGCAGGAGCTACTGGTAAAGATGGGGATGTCCAAGAAGGCAACCCATCAGTAGCCAACTGTGAAAATTCTTTAGCAGCTGCATGGAATATAACTGCATTTCTTAAATCACAATCATCATCTATAAGTGAATAGTCTACATAAAATACATAGCCTGCATTACTTCCATCTGTAACAGGAGCAAAATGTACTCCTCCTTGTTTATGATAAAAAACTGGATGTTTGGCAGTTGCATATCTTAAACTTGAAGAATCTAAAGCCCATATAGCATCACCCATTGGTATCTCTAAACAACTGTACCCATTCCTTTGAACATCAGTAATTGAATCATTTACAGAAAAACTTATTGCGCTACCATCTGTTGATGCAGATGAAGCCTTTTGTGCAAATGATAATAATTCTTTTGGTATACTAGATACCACAAACTTTTGAGCAGAGATTATAAACTGGTTATCAGCATCAGATACCCCAGTAATATTCTCTATATCTAATTCTATATTTGTTGTTGCCATTTTATACTAACTCAATAACTACCTCCTGAAACAATATCAGGAGGCAGTTACTATTATGATTGATTAAGCTCTTGCGTCAGCAATATCAACAGCGGAAGCTGTGTTTGCGATTCCCATCGCATACCAGTGTCCGTCAAATGATACAACTTCAAGCCAATCGCCTACTGTAGCAGCGCCATCTGAGGTGTCCCATTGTACCATACTGGTATCTTCAGTAATCTCAGTTAGAGCTCCTTGACCTTCAAAGATGCTACCCATAATATCCTGTGAATCAGCAGCTGTCTGGATAACAAAATCCTTTGTTGCTTCATTATTGGATAATGCGTGTAAAACAAATTTGAATCTCAAATTGTCATTATTAACAGCAGTAGGTAACTCAATATAGACCGTGTTCGAGGCAATATTTACAAAGTAGATATTACCTGAATTTGAGGCTGTAAGAGTTAGCGTTGGTGAACCTGTAGCCCCATCTGATCCAGCTGGATCAACGAGAATACATTCGCCTTGAGACCTATCAACAAGGTTATCGAACTTATTTTGTCCGTACATCGGATTTGCCATTATTCATACCTCCTTACGACCAGTAAGCATGAGCTTCAGGCATCTGAAACTCCATACCGGCTTCGGTTTGAATTAAGTCAACCCTACGGTCAACACCACTATTTTCTAAGGTTTGGACACCAACATAAACAGCAGTATCACGATTCAGCCCGTTACCAACAAGAGGTCTGTACTTGACATACTTCATGTTAATAGCAAGAATCTTGATAGCGTGTCCATCTAGGTGGATATTACGAGTAACATTCATATCACCATAAGGTGTAGAAATTGTAGTAATATCAATACCAAAGGCCTTCTTCTTCCCAGTCATTGCAATATTTGCTCTACCTAATGAAGCATCATCAGGAGCAGAATTACCAGGGCCAATCATGCCAACATTGTTAGCAAAATAACCACTTAGTTTATGCAACCAATTATAAGTAGCTGTATCAACAAAGAATAATGTTGCATTAGCATTGTTATAACGTGGGTCTAAGAAATTGCTCATGTCATCCAAGAAATCGTCCTGTGTTTTAGTTGCGTGTGTCAAACTAAACACGTTACCGTAACTTGAAACGAAATCAACAGCGCCTTGTGTATACCATTCGTCACCTGAATCATACTGGGAACCAAACAGGATAGATGTTTCAATATCCCATTTATGTTCAATCAACTTTTCTCTCCAAACACGAGCCCACTCATTAGGTTCATACTTTAGCACGGTAGCACGAGTAGTGTTATCCATTGCCATTGCAGTCTTCCAAATTTGAGTACGACCATAGCCGGTTGTGAAAGGTTGGTCTTTCCATGTTTCAGGGTAACCAGAACCTTGTGAATGAGCAGAGCCAACAACGTATGTTCTTTCGCCTTCAAGAGAACTTGAAATTGATTCATCATACACTTGGGTATCTACATCATCACTAGACCATCCAGCGATATAATTAGCACCAGATGTTGTAGGAATACGAACTACTTTACAAGTGAGCAATACACATTGACGACTATCCTTAGTTAAGCTATCTGTAACAGAATCAACCTTAGCTAAAAGGTGATCTACACCTGATCCACCACCATCAGTAGTAGACAAGGGAACTTTAATAACTTGACCTGGAAGGAAGAACGTAGGTCGTGTACCACTCGCACCGACAGCAATTGCACCAGTAGATTGTCCGTAGACATTCTGGATGTTTCCAGCAGATTTGTAATCTGTAGCCATGTACAGTTTAACAGTATCTCCTGTTGACATACTTGTTGGAGCACCACCGTCGTTATATGCAGTTAAATCTGCATCTCCGCCAGTGCCACCAACAACATCAACATCACCAGTCTCAACCCAACCAGTTACATATGCGTATCGTTTATGAAAAGAAGGTCGTCTTTCTGTGAATTTAAACTCAGGGTCATCCGTTGGTTTCTTAGATATCTTAGATACAAGACGGAAAAAAGGGTCCTGAGATATTGCTAGCTCAGATACACGATCTCCAAAATTGTACTTTCGTCTAAGAACACCGGTGTCTAGACTAGTTCCAAGTCTGGAACCAGAACTACCAGCAGCGGCATCAGCGGTTGACTCAAGAGTAAATAAGTCAGCCATTAGACTTTCTCCTTACTTTTAATTAAAGTACTTAGCTAATAATTTAGCCAAATACTGATTCTAAGTCAGAGTCAAGTCCTGCTATTGCGTCAAAAACTGAGTCGTCTGGAGATTGTTCAACTGGAGTGCTGCCTGTTGTAGCAAGGGAACGAGGTTGATCTTGTGCTTTACGCATTTGATCAGCCATCTGCTGCCTTGTATTATCAGCTATATTAGATTCCCTGTTTTGCCGATTCTTTAGAAAATAAATATCTTCAAGCTCAAGTGACTTGGATTTAGCAAAATTAACAAAGTCTTTCCATTCGGTATCAGTCATTTCATGCTGTTGCCGAAAAGCAGTTTCTTTAGCCAACTTTTGGTTTTCCTGTCGTTGTGATTGTAAAGCTCCATTGAGCCTTCTTTGCACAATACCATCAACCGTAGCCCCAAGTACTTTTGCTGAATCAGATTCAGGTGTTCTAACCGCATCATCAGCATCGAATACAAAATCTTCAGGCAAGTCAAATTGTTCCGTCATAGTTTCAGGAGCTTGACCACCACCCTCAAAATAATTCCGCACATGCTGAATTAAATTAGGGTCTTCTCTCATTGCATCGAGTATAGGCATATATGGTTCTAGTTCTTGAAGCTCTCCGTTTAATCTTTTTGCTTCTCTACTTGAATCACTATACCTCTTTTGCAGAGTTCCGTCGTCACTCTGCTCTTGAACTTCACTAGGGCTCTGGGATGTGTTACCATCCTCTACTGAGGTTGACTGTGTTTGTTCTGTTTCTTGGATTCCACCATTGACAGATGTATCTAAAGCACTAAAAAAGTCTTCAGATTCTCCGCCAAAGATGTTCTCTTGGATTTCACTTTCAGGGACCGCATCGGTGTTGCTTACTTGTTCTTGTTCCATTTGGTATCCTTTTTATTCATTAAAACTTAATTATGATTTTATCTTCACACAAGACTTTGCTTTCATACTCCAGAGGTATCCACTTTTACACTTTCTATTACCGCCTTTCTCTGGATGGACCTTGTTGTGTTTAGATTTGCTTATAACTCTAATATTTGATTTACTATTATTTGACTTATTTCCATCTAGGTGATGTACTACAGTTCCAGGCTTAGCATTAGCTTTATTCCTATAATGAGTCTGACTGCTGCCATCTTTCCATCTGCCATTTGAACGGCCATCTCTAGCCATCTTTGAATAACTTTTTTTACGCCAAGCCAATTATTTACTCTTTTCAGAAGAAGCAACTTGATTCTTAATTGCTAACTTCTCCTTCTCAAATTCTGATTTCAGTAATCCTCTAAGAAGTTTTTGCTGTGCTTCTGTCTCAAGTACATCCTTACGGACTTCATTAGTAGCATCTCCAACTTTCATCTTAATGCCTGCCTGTACTAACTGACGCTCTAATGTTTCAATAGTTCCTTCTTTATCCTTTAAAGATTCTTCCATAGATGATATCTGTCCTTGCATTTGTGAATACATAGACTTCCTTTCTACTACACCTTTCTTATTTCTAATATCGGTTTCTGCTATCATAGCGATATCATCAATCAATCCAGCTTGGAACCACCTAAAGTATTCTTCAAGCAATGCCCATCTATTAACAGGCATTGTAGCTCCTGCTACGAGCCTTACATCAAATCTTGCAGAATTATAATCTTTAAATAATCCTATTGCTTCTCCATAATCATTATAGATTGGAATATTAATTCTTGCTTCTTTTTCTTGGTCTGGCTTTTGACCAGCTTCAGGCTGCACAATTCTAAATACTTTCTCAGCGGTATAATGCTTCTGAGATATCATTTGAAAACATTTACCAAGATGCTCAAGAGCCGGCTCTACAATACTTCCCATCCACGCTTTTAGTCTACGAGTACCAAACTCATCATTAGCAAGTAATCCTCTGTATGTCTCCGTCTGCTGTGATGTAAATCCCATCATAGCTGAAGGAACACCTGCTATATACTCAGCATCTTCTTTCCCTTCTTTTACTACAGTAAAGAAAGCATTGTTGATTGGAGCTGGTAATATAGGGGTTGGGGCTGCAAACCCTTGTCTATACTTCAATAAAGCACCGGGAGCAGATGAATACCTTTCCCACTCTTCTTCAGGAACAGAACCTTCTTCATACATCCATCTAAGGTTAGATGCTAAATTAGCGTTATGTAACATTATCTGATGAGCTTTATTAATCTCTTGCTGTTTACCTATAAGAGGAGTTACAGCACTCATTGGATACGGAGTTCCTGTATACATATATGGAATAGGTACTATAGGATATTCTGATAAATCTAATGTCCTCTCATATAATAGAACATCGTCGCCAACAGAAGACACTATCATAATTCTATTCTCATAAAACTTAATAGCATCTACTATATTCTTCTCCATCCCACCGCCTTCAATAAGAGCTTTATAACTCTTTTCACTCATTATCTTCTGCTCAATTACAGTAGCTGCATCCTGAGCTTCAGACATAAGTTGCATTTCCTTCTCTTTGATAGCCTGCTCAGACATTTCCTGAGCCTTCTGCATTTCTAACTGAGCTCTCTCGGGGATAATCTCACCAGCTTCAAGAGATTGCTGTATCTGCAATGACTTCTCTTTTAATCCTACTTCTATCTCCTGCTTAAACTTATCTAAATCTTCCTGCACCTTTTCTCTAATAAGAGACATTTGAGCTGGTGTAGGATCAATCTTTATAAATACATTTCTATATGGAAACTTTACTTTCTTATATGTCTCATAGTATGCAAGTATATCATCATCTTCAGCTTCTTGACTTATACCTAAAGTAATATCTTCCTGTTGTATTGATATTGTTTGATCTAAATCCCTCTGTGAATAAGAAACAACTTCACTCGCAGCTTCTACCTTTTTTATCTTAGCCTTAAACTGAGGGAACATATTTATTAATCTTGTT